GCTGGGCACCACCAGGACGTCCAGTCCCTGGTAAAATCCGGGCATATCCCGCCAGGTATAACGTTTCGTGGCCACAGGCCAGCCCCGGCCCGAGGCCATCCAGTCCGCCGACCTGCCCGCCTTGCTGGCCAGGAGGTGGCGCACCAGGTCCTCGCCCTTGCGGTGGTTGCGGTAGCTATAGCCCGAGAAACCGCACACCGGCCGCCGCTTCTTCTTTGCCGGCGGGATGGTAAACCGGTCCCGCTCCACCGGCGCCGGCGCCTGCACCGTCGGGCCCCGCTTGGCCAGCATCCGGGCGTACATCCGCGCCGTGGCCACCCGCAGGTCCACCCGCTGGGCCAGGCTGTCGAACAGCGCCGCCTTGTCGTTGCCCGGCGGCTCCTCCTCGCGGTGCGTAAAGTAGGCCGCCACCGGCGCCGCCGGCCAGCCCTGTTTGCACATCTGCACCTCGAAGTAGCCGCTCAGGTACACCAGATCCCACTCGCCCGTCGATGGCGCTGCGGTCACCGTCCATCCCCACCGTTTGGCCAGGTAGCCCGAGAAACGCGGGATCACCCGGTCCTCCCGGTAGTTGCGACAGACGATGTTCACCCGCAGCGCCATCGGATCACTCATCCCTGCTCCAACCCCCGTCCCAGGGGCGCTCCGCTAGCTGCCCGCCAGCAGGTCGATCTCGATAAACGAACTGGGCCGGCTCACGCCGAAGGCCGCGCGCAGCTCCGCCAGGATGGCCACCATGTTGCGGATGAAAAAGTCCTCGTGGCTGTCCGAGATCTGGATGGTGGACCGCTCGCGGTCCCACAGCCGCGCCTTCCTCCAGTCGCCCATCAGGCCCACGCCCTCGGTCATCAGATCCGATTCCACCACCGGCACGCGCCACACCCGCTGCGCGCCACCGTCGATCGGGCCGCCAAAGTAGTATTGACCGTTGGTGTCCTGGAGCAGGTCCAGGGTCTCCGCATCGTTGGGATGCATCAAGATCGCCGTGGCCCGCGCACGCCCGGTGGTCCGTAGCGTGGTTTTCGCCCGGCGGATGGTCGTCAGGATGTCGGTGTCCCAGGCCTGCACGAGAATCCCGGCGGTGTTGAGCACCCCCGTGAAATTCTCGCCCACGCCATTGCCGTTCAGGATCTGGTCCTCCAGCTCCTCGTCCAGGTCCTCGCGCAGCTCGCTGTCGATGAGGCCACGCAGTTGCGCGACGTCGGCCAGGGCGCGCTTGGTCGCCGGGATCCACACCGCGATCGTCTTGACCGGCTCGGTCACAGGCTCCCAGCGCGCCGTCCCCTCCGGCTTGATGCCGCTCACCTCGCCGGTGGCGCCCGAGTAGTCGGTGACGTTGGCCTCCGGCACGGGGGCGGCCTGGGTGACCTGGTAGGTCTGGCGCACGAAATGCACCAGGTCGCTGGTGGTCGTGCCCACCCAGATCAGATCCCGCAGCACCAGCGGATAGCGCCCGATCTGCTCGTAGATGCCGGTATAGTCGGTCTGGACGAACGCGCCCGCGCTGGTGTCCGACGCCCCGGTGATCAGCTCTTTGCGCAGCAGCGCGCCGCCAAAGTCCACCGGCGGCGAGATCATCCCGCGCGCTCCATCCGGGATGCGCCCCGAGGGTGCCACAGTTTTCCACCAGGCCTTCCACTCCGGGCTCTCCACGAACTGCTCGCCGATGGTCCGGCCGCGCCCGGCCTTGACAGGCGGCTGCCCCTGGGTCTTTCCGCCGGAAAAGTCGAACCCGGCCCCCATGTCCAGAATGGCCTGGCGCAGCTTGGCGTCGCCCTCGGCCTCCTGGATCTTCTTTTTCAGATCGGCGGCCTCTTTCAGCAGATTTGCGATCTGCCCGCGCTCATCGGCCGTGAAATCGCGCTTTTCCGTCTCGGCCTTCTCACAGATGGCGCGCGCGTCCAGCAGCGCCTTCTGCATCCTCTCTTTCAGGTTCACCTTACACCTCCAAAAGTTCTATCTCGATCCCCGTCCTCACCACCCCCGGAGGCGGTCCGCTCGGCTCGACGTCTCCGCCCTGGCCTTCATCCTCCCCCGTGGTATCCTCCTCGCCGTCCGCGTCGTTCGCGGATCCGGCGGCTCCGATCTCTGCCCCCTGCCGGTCCTTAATCAAGGTGGTCCGCGTGTTGATGCCGGCCCCGCGCTGCACCGGCGCCACGCCCCACACGTCCAGCGCCTCCAGGAACTGCACGTCCTGGCCATCGAACTGGCCCAGCGAGCTTTTCTCGATCTCGAATGTATACGACCATTGCTGGAGATCCCCCAGGTGCTTCACCACCTTGTAATGCTCCTGCCCGCCGGCCGTGTCCAGGAAAAACCGGCCGTCGATGATCGCCTTGCCGCCCTGCTCGCGGATCATGCCCTTGCCCACCGGCAGGTCGCCATAGCCATGGTTCCATGCCTCGATCAGGGTCTCCTGCTCGTGGAACGCCCCCGGCCTGGTCACATCCCGGTCGTGGTCGATCACGTCCAGCGTCGCAAACTCCGCCGAAAACTCGCCCGTCTGGTCCGCGTCCGCTTTGAACTGGATCCGCCCCTGGTACGTCTTCTTCTTCATCCTGCACACCCCCTCACCGGTTAAACACCACGCTGCACGAACAATTCGCCGACTCCTCCGCCGGCAATACCGGATCGCCTGGCCAGCGGCATCCGAGTGAAAATAGGGAGCCAATCGGGACCGTCTCGCCGTTCATCGCCGCGTGCGTTTGCCTTGGATTCTTGCTGTTCGTCCGCCACGTTTTGGACCGCAGCCCGCCGGCCCTGGCCCCCTCCGATGCCCCGAAACTGGAGGCGCTCAATACCCCGTCGCTGGCCTGGCGCGCCGCCCACGAGGTGGCCGCGATCAGGAACAACGCCTTGACCGCCACGCGGGGCTCCGGCTCCTGTAGCGCCTTCTCCAGCTCGCCCAGGGTGTAATCGTTCAGGTATTGCGCCTGCAGCTTGCTGTGCTCCTCCAGCCAGCCCATCATCCGATCGGTGCTCACCTCCGCTCCCACCTGGCCGGCCACCTCGTTGCCCCAGGTTTCCGCCGTGAGCACGTTGAGCTTTAGCAGGTCCTCGCCCAGCTCCGCGTTCCACCGCTCCTCGTCGATCCAGATCTCGCCCACCATCGCCTTGTGGTCGCCGTTGCCGCCCTTGGGCATGCGGCTCAGGATGGCCGCCTCCTGCCGGCGGTAGTGCCTGGCCAGCACCTCCAGCCACTTGGCCACGTGCGCCTGCCGCAATTCCGGCCGGTGGCTGTCGATGCCCGCCGATTTGGCCTCCGGCGCCGCGATCCCCTTGGGCAGGTTGTCCGCCGCGCTGTCCCGCGGGCTGGCCTGGCCACCCACCAGGACGTTGAGGGGCGTCCCGAGCTGGTCCGCGTCGCCGCCCAGCCGTGGCATGTTCTGCCGGGCCCTGGCCTCGTTGGGCGTCATCCACGGCCGGCCCACCGCCGCCTGCATGGCCAGCACCTGCTCCTCAAACGAGCCCTTCATCTTCTCGGCAATGTTGAACTCGCAATATACGTCGCTGTCGTCCCACTCGGGCAGCAGTTGCAGCTCCACGTCGTCCTCGATCATGACCAGCCACGGGCCCAGGCTGTCCTGGTACAGGTGCTTGTGCTGGGCCTCGATGTTCGAAAACGTCGCGTGGTCCAGGATGCCCACCAGGGGCAGCGGGATGTGGTACGCCCGCGCGCACTCCTCCCGCGTCAATTTGCGGCCGCCCAGGTACTCGCTCTGCTGCGGGTTGAACGATCCTTCCCGCCAGGTCATCCCCTCCTCGAGGATGGCCGTCTTGCCGCTGTTCTGGCTGCCGCTGTACAGCGCCTCGAACTCTGCCTTGAACCGCGCCCGCGCGTTGTCGCTCCACTCCGGCGCCGCCGCCGGCCGCTCAATGATGCCCGACATCCGCGCCGCGTTCTGCCAGAAATTCTCCCGGTAGTCGCCGGCGGCGTGCTCCTCGGCCAGGATGCGCCGCAGCGTCTCCAGCGGCGACAGGCCGGCGATCGGGTTCTCGGCGTTGTAGCCGCGAAAGTGCACAATGTTGCCCGGCTCCACCTGCACCGGCGCCCCGCCCAGGTCCAGCTCGTAGCCCCTGATCACCAGCCCGCCCTGGACCGTCACCAGCGGCGGCGGGATGCGCAGCAGCCCCAGGGGCGCGCCTGACATCCGGATCTTGAGCCAGTAGCCGTTGAAATAGACGCCCAGGTCCGAGACCAGCGCCTCGATCAGCCGGTAGCGGGTCACCTTGAACTCTGCCGGCAGCGGCCTGGCCAACGTCCTGGCCAGCGGGTGGTCGGTCAGCCGTTCCCGGTCCGTGTCGCTCACCCGGCGGAACACGTGCAGCCCGATCTGCGCGATGTTGCGGGCGAGGAAATCCACGCACACCCGGACGTTGGGCTGCTCCCGGTACAGCGCCGCATAGTCCCGGGTATAGCTATTGTACAGCCGCATGGAGGTGTAGCTGGCCACCGGCCACCAGCCCGCCGTCAGGGTCTCCAG